AATATGTAGGCAGTCACCGCGAAGCCTATGTGCTAAGTTGTGCCGATTACTGGAACAAGCGCATGTTTCTTACGGAACTGCTGGCAACAATGGGCCGCGATGCAAGCGGTTACTCTATTGCCGAAATGATGGGCGAGGTGGTACGCTGTTTGAAAACCGCCGAAAATCCGCTTATCATATTGGACGAGGCAGACAAACTCAGCGATTATGTATTGTACTTTTTCATTACCCTGTACAACCAATTAGAAGACCATTGCGGTATTGTGCTGTTATCAACCGACCACTTGGCAAAGCGCATCCACCGAGGCAGAAAGTTGAATAAAAAGGGCTACAAAGAGATATTTAGCCGTATTGGTCGCAAATTCATTGAATTAAAAGGCTTAGGCGCGGCAGATATTACGGCGGTATGCAGGGCCAACGGCGTAGATGATGCGGGGCTGATTAAGTCGGTTATTGATGACTGCGAGGGCGACATGCGCCGCGTTAAACGGAAAATTCACGCTTTGAAAAATATGAATTAATATTAGTTAACTATGACAGAAAAAGCAAGATACTTAGGAAATAATTATGTAACCGCACCTGAAGGGTACGATTGCGGTTTAAGCAAGCGTGAATACTTTGCTGCCGTGGCGATGGTGGGTTGTATTATGCACGGTAAGATAACCCCCGAAAATGCTGCGATATGGTCTATAAAATGTGCCGATGCTCTACTCGAAGAACTTTGCAAGGATTAATTTAGAACAATGCCAAAAAAGGTACAAAATAGGGCAAAGAGCGTGGCGGACATTATCCGGTACAACCCCAAAGTAATGGGGTTCACAGGGCAATGGCTCGACAGTTTCGGTACGCCGGAACTGGGCGGCTGTTGGCTGATTTGGGGCAATCCGGGTAATGGCAAAACGCGCTTCACCTTGCAACTATGTAAGTATCTTACCAACTTTGGCCGTGTGGCTTATAATTCGCTGGAGGAAGGTTTGTCGCTGAGTTTTCAGAATGCCATAAAAGCCACGGGAATGCAGAGTGTTGAACGGCGGTTTGTCTTATTAGACAAAGAGCCTGTTGATGAACTGCTATTGCGGTTGCGGGCGCAAAAGTCGCCCGATGTGGTGGTGGTTGACAGCGTTCAATATTCAGGACTGAACAAAGACACAGCCAAAGCCTTGGTAGATGAGTTCCCGCGCAAGTTATTTATCTTCATTTCACACGCAGACGGCAAAAACCCGGCGGGCCGGACGGCAAATGCCATCCGGTTCCACGCGGGTGTAAAAGTTTGGATAGAAGCCTACCGGGTGCCGTTTCCGGTAAGCCGCTTCAAAGAGGGCATTTGCGCCCCATTTACAATTTGGGAAGACGGCGCCCGACAAATTAACATTTAACAAATATATGGTATGTTTACAATTTCAGACGACCAAAATACGATAACATTTGATGACTTTACCGTACATTTCTATGAAGAAAAGAAAGAAAAACGGCGTATATGTTTAAAGTGCTTTTTGTTCCGCTTTACAATGTGCTGCGACGAAATTCCATGTAGCGCGGAAGAACGCAAAGACGGTAAAAATGGGATATTTTCAATCCGCCAAATGCCGAATTTTAATAAATAGGTTAAGCAATATGACAGCAACCCGCAATTATAGAAAATTCTACGCCCTGTTAAAGCAACTTCCGGGTAATCCTGAAAAAGAGGAGGTGGTATTGCAGTTCACCAACCACCGCACGGAGCATTTAAGCGCCATGAGCAACGTAGAGTGGGCTGTTATGATTGCCCGACTTGGCGGTGTTGTGGAAACCAAAGGCTTTGACGGGAATAGTTATGATATTTGGCGCAAACGTGTAATAAAATCAATAGGCGCCTGGCTCGAATTATGCTGCACAACCCACAATATAGATACCATTAAGGCCATCGCCTGCCGCGCCGCTCAAAAGAGTTGGTTTAACGATATTACCATTTCCGAACTGCGGGCTATATATGCAGAGTTTAATAATAAACAGAAAATTGCCAAAAACACTAAAAGTTTACAAATTACTAACTAATAAAAATAAAATTTATGGCACGAGAAAAAAAACAAGTCCACACCGGTGTAAGCACCGAACAAATGGAAGCAGCGTTTGGCGAATATGCAGTAGCAGACGCAAAACTACAAAAGATTATCGCCACTATTGACGTTAAAACGACACAAATCCGCGAGCAGTACGCTGATGATATTGCTCGTTTGAGTGAAACAAAGGAAAAAGCCTTTGATGTAATGCAAGCCTTTGCGCTGGAAAACAAAGATGAGTTGTTTGTCAAGAAAAAGAGCATGGAAAGCGTACACGGTACAATCGGTTTTCGTACCGGTACGCCAAAACTTAAAACCCTCAAAGGGTTTACCTGGGGCGCTGTTACCAACTTGTTAAAAGAGTTTTTACCCAGTTATGTACGCACCTCCGAAGAGCCTGCAAAAGACAAACTCCTTGCTGACCGCGAAGTGGAAGACATTGCAGCATTGTTTCCAAAGGTTGGCATCGCCGTAACACAGGACGAAACATTTTATGTAGAGCCTAAAAAAGAAGCAGAATAATTTATACTCAATAAATAAGGTTCGAATCGGTTTGCTGGCGGTGCGTTTAGGAAAAGTAGATGCTGCCTTTTGGCCAAAGAGGGGAAACCGACTTATGGAAAACAAACATATCCGAACCGCACATTGACAGGGTATGTTTATTAATAATTAACAAAACAAATATGGATTTACAGAATTTAATAATTAAGAAAGTAGGGGCTGATAAACTTCTGCATTTCTTCGCGGGCGGATGGATAGCCGCTTTCGCGGCTGACTGGTGGATGGCTGTTTTAATAGCCGTATTCATCGGATTTTTAAAGGAACTCTACGATTTGACCATTCGGAAGAGCGTTTTCGATTGGATTGATTGGCTGGCTACCGCATTGGGCGGCGGCGTTACGGCTATCTTATTGGTTTTAATATAAGCATTAATGAAAATACTGACATGGGATAACAGGACGCTGTACCTTTACAGAATAGGCGACCCCGATACGGACGGCAGCGATAAACTGTATTGTAAAACCGCCGGCGGCGAAAAGGTAGTAATAACATGGAGCGAGGTGCTATTATGTTTCGGCAGTTATATATTTCAATCTAAATGATAATGAGAAAGGCAAACCAACAACCCCGCCACCGGTTATCTGATATAACAGCAAATTTACCACGCGGCTATCAACGTAGAATTGCTTGGCAGTGCGGCTGCCGTCCCTGCACTGTCAGTAATATATTGAACGGAAAACAAACCCAAAACAGCGACCTTGCCCGTAAGGTTATACGCCTGGCTGAATCTATGGTAATAAGATAAATTAATGGCTTTTAATACTTTATATATATTGCAAATTGCCGAGCAGGTGCAGGAAATTACCCGGCAGCACTACGAGCCAGGACGGCAGGACAGGAACTACCGTGCCGTATGGAAGTACCATATATTGCCAAAGCACCATATCAAATATAAGACGTATTTAAAGTATTTGAAAATTAACGTGGAGGCTGAAAGGGATAAAATACCGGAATAAATAATTAACTTTGCTAAAAAAACTAAATGTTATGAAACGAATTATTACTGTAATATTTTTATTGCTTGCTGTCATTATTCTTTATTCGCAGTCGGTGGATAATGTATTTAGGTTAAGAGGTAATGACAATATTACCAAGTATCTTATGGAGTTCGATACTCAGATATTTTTTAAAATTAAAACATTAGAAGTTCAATTAGATTACTATAAGGAAGGCCGCGAAACGCATACGATAGAAAAGAGTAGAAATACGATACAGGAAATTCGTGAAAAATTGAGTGTTAATAAACCCCAGTCCTTATCAAGGCAAAAATGGGAAATCTTACAAAATGGTTTGTGCCTTGATTGTTATGAAAAAGAACTGAATTACTATGCCGCTCAACAAGAAATTAAGGCTGAACAAAAACGAATAACTCGGCAAAAATCAGACAGCGTGCGCAAGGCTCAAAACGATAGTTTGGCTTTAGTGCAAAGAATTTCAGATAGTATAAATTTCAGCAAACCCGCATTTGCCATAGACACATCGTATAGCGGCAGGATGACAAGACTGATGACCCCTTTTGGCAGAAATAAGAGAGATATGACCTTTACTACTTTTTGTGGTGTTCGTGTCAATTTTGCAATGAATAAATTGGGCTGGTACTTACAAGAAAACATGGGGATGACGGATAAAGATTTTAAAGTGAATGGTGATAAATTATCCATTACATACGTTCCGCGTGTTTCGTCATCTACTCAAAAAGAACACATAACTGTTACTTACACGCTGGCAAAAAACAAATATAGCAACGATGATGATAAAAAAGTAATCACCCGCTGCAATATTACAGGAACATCGGAGTTGATATTAAAACTGTTTATTCATTATTGGGCGAACATGGTAAAAATAGATGAAACAAAAACAGGCGAAGTGGCCTATTATAACTATATCGCTGACCGCGTATCATTAGTAAGCGATGGTCGGACTTATAAGATAGAAATAAAACAAATTGGCGATGGTTTCGATTACGAAACAGTAGGAAAGTAAAAAAGCCCCGATTTGGGGCTTTTTTCATTACTGCATTTCGGTTTGTACCACCGGCGTAACCCTCACTTGTCGATAAGCAGGTGCGGCGCTTGTATCGGTTAGTTGCACCGAAAACATCAACGCAAATTCTTTCAGTCCATCGCGGCGCTTCACGCGGGTTAGCGTTTGCCGAGTCAGCGGGCCGTAGCCGTTACCGTGAAAGCCGTGCAACAGCCTGTTGGTTTCATTCAGCAGGGCAAACAGGCGGGCTGCTTTTGCCCGCTGCCCATCGGGCGCCTGTGCGCTGCTGTTGCTTAAAACCAGGTCTAAAATGCGCACCTGTACGGTTACAATTCCTATCTGCACCAGCCGCCCCTCATTGCTGTATGTGGCGGCGTTTATGTCCAACAGGGCGCAGGGAAACTTTACGGGCGGCATTTGTCCCGTATAAAAATCGCATTGCCCCCAATCCAGGTCTATGTACTCAAACAGTCTGTCGTTTTTGCGCTGTTGTGCATAATCAGCCGGCATCGGGGCTGCTGCCAGGCGGTTTTGAATGTCGGTTAATAGTTGTTCCATTGTTGATTTGCTTATTTGTTGATTTGCTTATTTGTTTGGTATGTTCTGCAATTTTCGCTCTATCTCGGCTATTACCAATTCGTTTAATTTTGCGCTATCGCCTATAAATTGTCGTTTCGGCAGTTTGTCGGTGCCATCGTTATGGTAGGGGGCATAATGCACATCGCTATATACCACAACCTTGCCCTTACCGGCATCATAATCTATACTGCGGCTTAGGTTGCGTGTTTCGCCAAACAGGATTTGCCGCCCTGCCGCCGTTTGTCCTTTCGGGGTGTTCCGCGGGTGTGTGCGCCGCCCAACATTACGCCAGGCGTTCAACGATTGGTTTAAAAACCCCTGGCGTTGGAAGTTATCCGTAAAAAAGTCGGCGGCGGTTTTACCGGCTATACCGGGCGCATCGTTATCGGCTAAGTTCTGAATTTCAACGCCTATTTCTTTCAGTTGTTCGGTAAATTCCTGCGGAGTCATTAAATGCTGTTTAAATGGTTAAAAATTTGTTTTTAAATAAAAAGTTTGTAACTTTGCACTTGAAAGACAGATGCCGTTATTCGCGTGAGAGGACAGAATCTTTCAAAACATAATGACCGGTAGCAATACCGGTTGTTTGTTTTAGGGACGTTTAAACGATTTGACTTGCCCATTATTGATTACAATTATTTCCGTTAGGTTTTTTCTGTTTTCAATATTCCACTGACGTGCTACTACA